GGCTACCCAGTGGCCCCGGGTTGTGGCGCGCCTGCTGACCCTGCTGCCAACCCTGCCGGGCTGGTCTGCGGTGGCGGTCTACGACGGGCTGCCGATCACCCTTGACACGCCCACGGACTACATCACAGTCGGTTACGTGGCCAACCAGGTCGCGGGGGCGTACTCCACAGTCCAGGATCCGAGCGGTTTCCGGTGGGCTGAGACGGGCACCGTTGAGTGCCAACTGAACTGCACGACTGGCGACAGTGACCTGCCGGGGATGCGTGCGCGCGTGTTCGCTCTCGCTGACGCTTTGGATGCGAGTATTCGCGCCGATCGGACTCTTGGCGGGACGTTGTCCCCGGCTGGCACGTCCGAACTGGCTGTGACGGTCGACTCGCTTGAGAACGCGGCCGGCACTGCGATGTCCCTGCTTTTGACCCTGCACTACTTCACCGTCACCTGAGAGGAACGACCCATGTCCGATGTTGAGGATTTCGCTGCCGCGCAGGAGGCCGAGTACGCGACCTATGTCGCTACTGAGGCGATCCTCGTCGATGGCGCCCGCGCTTACAACGCGGGCGACCCGGTGCCGGTGAGCAACGTGGAGAAGCACGGCTACCTCCAGTTGGGTGTGGTCCGCAAGGCCACCGACCCGGCCCCTGAACCGGTGGCAGTCGTGCCGCCTGCAATCCCGTTGGGCGATGACATCGTCATCACCGACGCCACCACCACCAAGAAGGGCTGACCACCATGGCTAACTCCGCAATCGCGCTGCCGGCGCTGCTCACAGACCCCGGCTTCCTTTACTGGGCGCCCTTGGGGTCTGCCCTTCCGACTAGCGTCTCGACGGCTTCGGCGTTCTCGGACACGTGGCCGGTGGCGTGGATCCCGCTGGGCATGACCGAGTCCGGCACGGACTTCGACCCGAAGACGACCGTGGCGCCGATCTATGGCGCCGAGATGATCGACGCGCTCGTCTACCGGACGACCGTCCGTGAGGGAACACTGTCATTCCAGTTGCTGTCCTTCACTGCGACCAACCTCGCGCGGGCGTTCAACGGTGCGACCACGGCCGTCACTGGCGCAGGTGCGACCCTCATCACGAAGATTGACCCGCCCGCTGCGGGTACGGAGATCCGGGCCATGATCGGCTTCGAGTCCCTCGACTCGACCTTCCGGTTCGTCGCCTACCAGGTGTTCAACTCGGGCGACATCAAGATGTCGTTCAACAAGGCGCCGGCCAAGGCGTCGATCCCGTGGACGGGCATGTTGGAGAAGCCTGCCAGCACTCAGCCGTGGTCCGCGTGGACTGCTGGCGCGGCGAGGGCTTGATGACTTCCATCGAGTTCGGAGGCGAACAGTTCACCCTGAATGCGGACGTGTCCGCTGACGCCATGGCTGACTTCGCTGAGGCTGCCGCGGGTGTCAAGGAAAGCGACAAAGCCGCCACGATGGAGTCCGTCATCACGATCCGCGCGGTGGTCTGGGACTGCATCATTGCGGCCGACCTCGACCGGTTCAAGGCCACGTCGCGGCGAACCCGCGCGGGCATCGAGGAGTGGACGGCCGTCCTGAATGCGACGGTCGCGCAGCAGGCTGAGCGCCCTACTTCGCGGTCCAGCGACTCATCGACTGGGCCAATCGACATCGCGGCGAGTTCCGTTGTGAACTCCGCCGACAGGGTTTTGGAGGAGCGGCTTCCTGGCCGTCCCGACCTGCAGTTGGCGGTGCTGCACACGAAGTCCGCCTGAGCCTTCGGGACCTGTGCGATGTCGCCTACGACCTGCTGGTCGAGCGGCTGGAGCATCAGGTTCTGTCGGAGCGTCAGGTTGTGGCCACGCTGATCGCGGGGGCCGGTCAGGACCTGGTGTTGCCGTCCATGGATGAGGCTCGCGCCACTTTCGACGCGGGCCTGATCGCTGAGCCGGTCCCTGAGTCGCCACGCGTAGCGATGCTGCGAGAACTTGGAGTTGCGTGATGACCCTTGTCGCCGGTTCTGGTTCGGCCCAGCTCGCCGCGTTGGCTGTCCGGTTGAAGGCGCAGGGAGACAAGACGATCCGCCCTCGGCTCCTTCAAGGTTTGAAGGCTGGTGCGAAGCCCTGCATTGTCGCAGTGAAGGCTTCCGGTCTCGACAAACTGCCTCACAAGGGCGGATTGAATAAGACCGTCACTGACCCGCCAATCACAGTATCAGTGCGCACTGGTGCCCGGACTGCTGGTGTCCGGTTGGTCACGAAGGCGCACGGCGCGGAGCCTACTAATGATGGGTGGGTTCGTCACCCCGTGTTCGCCAGGAAGACCAAGGTTGCGAATGGCACGACCAAAGGCGGGAAGGCCAAGACCAAAGCCTTCTATGTCTCGATTCATGGCGGCGGCTACGCGGGCGACCTCGGCTATGGGGGCAGCGTCAAGGCGGAATGGGTAGAGCAGCAGATCCCGAACGCTAAGGGCTGGTGGTCGGAGACTCTGGCCAACAGCGGGCCGCTGGTCGAGCCGGAACTGAAGGCCGTCATGAACATCATCGCCGACGAGATCCAAGGGGGCATCTGATGGCTGGCCCGCTGGCACTGGTGTGGGATCTGATCGCCACCGACAACGCGTCCGGCGTTTTCAAGAAGGTCGGCGCTGAGGCTGACTCCGCAGCCAAGGGTACGGGCGGGATGGGGAGTGCGTTCACCAAGATGGGTGGCGCTATCGCCATCGCGGGTGTCGCGCTGACCGTTGTCGCAGTGAAGATGGCCATGGACTTCCAGGCGTCGACCGCCAAGATCCAGGGCAACGCTCAGATCAGCCAGAAGGCCGCCGTCGCCATTGGTGACGCGTTCCTTGCCACAGCAGGCAAGTCGACGTTCTCCGGCAAGGAGATGACTGACGCCTTCGCCCCTGTCTCCGGGGTGGTGCAGACTCTCGCCGGTCACGCGCTGACGGCTGCGGACTCGATGACGTTCATGTCCGCGGCCACGACTCTGGCGGAGGCCACAGGGCAGGATCTGGGCGTCTCGACGTCATCCCTGGCTGCGGTGATGCAGTCCTATGGCATCAAACTGAAGGACGCCGCGGACGCCTCTAACACTCTGTTCAACACGTCCCGGCTGACCGGTGTCGGCATCGACACTCTCGCAGGCATGGTGGACAAGCTCCACGCCAAGCTGGGCATCGCCTCCCCAACCCTGGCCGACACGTCCGCGCTGATTGACGACCTCGCCAACCACGGCGTCTCCGGCAGCCGTGGCCTGATGGTGGTCAACACTGCCCTGACGACGCTGATGGGCGGGTCGAAGGCGACCACCACCGAACTGAAGACGCTGGGGATCCACGTCTTTGACACGTCAGGGAAGTTCGTCGGCATGAAGGGCGTGCTCGAACAACTAACCCCGAAACTGAAGGGCATGACCCAGGAACAGCAGCTCCACGCGGAGAAACTGCTGTTTGGTGGTGTGGCAGCTAAGGCGCTGAACTCGACGCTGTTGGCCGGTGTCGACGGCTACGCCAAGGCTACGGCAGCCGTGACGAAGCATGGCGCTGCTGAGACCGCGGCGAAGGCTGCCGCTGACACGATGGCCGGCCAACTGAAGATCCTTAAGGCTTCGTTCTCTGACGTGATGGTGATGATCGGCGAGAAAGTCATCCCGGTCATCCAGAAGGTTGTTCAGTGGTTCGAGCAGCACAAGGAAGTCACTGTGGCTCTGGCTGCGATAGTTGGCGGCGTCATGGTCGTGGCTCTCGTGGCGATGGCCGTGGCGTGGGTTGCCGCGACGTGGGAGATCATCCTCGCCGTTGCTGCGATTGCGGCCATCGCTGCGGGGCTCATCTACTGCTGGAACCATTTTGAGACGTTCCGCACCGTCGTGACCGACGTTTTCCACGCCGTTGAGTGGATCATCGGCAAGGCCGTCCAGGGCATCATCCTCTACTTCAAGATGATGCTGGACGTCTGGGGCGCAGTCATCGGCGGGATCATCAACGCCGCTGCCGACGTCGCTGAGGCGCTGCACCTGCCGTTCGCCAAGGGGCTACGGAATGTCAGCAACTCGTTCAACGATATGAAGACCAAGGCCGACAAGACACTGTCGGGCCTGGCCAACTCTGCTGGCAAATGGGGCCAGCAGACGGGCGCCAACTTCGCAGATGGGCTCGGTAGTCAGGCGTCCGCTGCGCAGGCGCAGGCGAACAAGATCGCCGCAGCGGTCGCGAAGGGGCTCGCCCCTGGAGTCTCGGCGACCGTGATCGGCTCCCTGAACAAAATCGCAGCAGGCTACACGACCGGCCACAACGCGTCCGGCACGGATAACTGGCGCGGTGGCCTGACGTGGATCAACGAGCGTGGCCCTGAGATCGTGAACCTGCCGTCCGGGTCTCAGGTCATCCCTGCTGACAAGTCCGCGGCCATGATGGGCGGCAAGGACTTCGACTATGACCGGCTCGCTGAGGCGGTATCTCGGCGACAGATCAAAGCGGTGATCTCGGTCGGCTCTGTCGATCGCGCACTAGGT